CGTCTTTAGAAAAAAACTTAGACGCAAGGAATAAGGGTAAATCAATTGCAAAGGCAACTCCTTCTGGCGGAAGTACAGATTTAATATATCCAATATATGACCAACTAGAAAACTATATCGTATTCTCAACGAGAGCACGTGAGTCAAGAGATGGTACAAATGGTCAGAACCTACTATCAAAAAATGACGTAGAGATTATGTTGTACGTTAAACCCGAACACTTAGCAAGTAACTTCACAGTTAACTATAAGACTCAAGGATTCGGGTCTGGCGTGCGTGGAATGGCAGATATGTTTAAAGGTGACGGAGACGGTTCACTTGGTTATGGTGATTTAGAACAGTTCGCTGGAGAAGTTAAAAACATGGCGGGAGCTGCTATTAACAAACTTATGAATTCCGCTACAGGTGATTATCTAAACTTTAGTGCTGGTCGAGCAGTCAACCCTATGGAAGAACAAATGTTAGAGGGAATCGGTTTCCGTTCTTTCTCATTTCAATATGAATTCTATCCACGTTCAGAAGCGGAAGCAGACATGGTACAACAAATAATGTATACTTTCAGAACTGCAATGTTACCCGATACATATGGTAATGCAGAAGGTGGAACTGCAATAGAAAACTACTTCAACTATCCTAATATATTTACCTTAGAATGGGAAGGGCCAATTGCAGAAAAGTTTGATGACTTCCTACCTATGGTTTGTAAGTCATGTAAGGTCTCACATTCAACTAAATTATTCGATGATGGTTATCCAGTGTCAACAACTATGAGTTTAGATTTCACCGAAATCAAAATACTTACTCAAGAGAATTATCAACAAATTAATAAATCAAGAAGAGCAGATAACTCTATCGGTAGTGGTAACGAATCTCTAGCAATGAGAAGAAGTGAAACTGTCGCAGCTTCGATTGCAGCCGATAAGAAAAAAGCAAAAGATGGTGGGGGTTAAACCATGGCAAATCAATATTTCGAAAACTTTCCAACAACACAATACAAACTCAGTAATGGTAAGTGGATTACTATTAAAGATTTCTTTAGGAAATCAAAGATAGACCAAGCTGCACTTAACAATGTTATTGATTATGAGTATTACGAACTAACCGATGGTGAAAGGCCTGACGTAGTTGCAACTAAGTTGTATGGTAATGGTGACCTTCATTGGACATTACTTTTAGTTAATGATATGGAATCCTATTTCGATTGGCATAAAGATACACAGACATTTGAAGTTTATTTAAAACAGAAATTTCCAGGCCAATGGTTAACCTTTACAAATGCATCCGACATGATTACCACCACTGAAGCTGGTGTTAGTGAAAAATTTCTATTGGGTGAGAAGATTACTGCTGGTGATGGTAACACAGGACATGTCACTAAATGCCAACCTACATATAAACGTATTGGTGTAGAGTCCCTTACAGAATTCACTGCTGGAGATACTATTACAGGTGATATCTCAGGCAAGACTGCAACAGTGTTAAATGCTATCAATCAGATAGATGGTATTTCATATTACGAAGATACTACAGGATTAAGAAAGAATAACTTTGCAAGTGGTTTTACTTCAGTAACCCATTGGCAAGATGAGTTCGATAGAAACGAAACTAAACGACTAATAAAAATTATCAGACCTACTTACATCCGAAAAGTTGTGCAAGAGTTTGATAGAATAATGAGTACATAATGGCCGAAGGGAATTACGTAGAAGGTGGGTTTTCCATCGAAGCATTTACAATTATCAATCAACATGGAGAGACAGTTGTTATTGATGCCCTTACTGTAGGTGTGACTTTATATGAATCAATCTTCTCAAAGTTTTGTTCGGGTCAAGCATCAATCCTTGATGGTCTAGATTTATTAAAGAACTACAGATTTACAGGACAGGAATATCTTCGTATATCCATCAAACAGAAAGAGGGGTTCGACGAAGAAGCCCCAAAAGAATTTACTATAGACAAGACATTTAAAATCTATAAAGTAGAAAATATTCAGAGACCTAAAGAAAGCATACAGTCATATGTTCTAAAGTTTTGTGACCCTAGACAGTTCTTTGTAACGAAGAAAAGACTCAGTAAAACCTTTAGAGGTTCGAAAGGTCAGATGTTGCAAGATGCATTATTAGATGAGACTCATTTCTATGCAGAGGAGTTCGACCTATGGGAAGAGACCACTCCAGCAAACCACCAGTTTATTTGTCCTAATTGGACAGTCAATCGTTTTATGGATTGGTGTATTACCACATCACAATCAGAAAAGAGTGATGGGTGGAGAAACTCCATGTTCTTCTATCAGACACTTAATGGTGGGTTTAGATTCGGGTCAGTAGATGGAATGTTTCAAAGAGAGTTTCCAGTAGTGTTTAGTTTTAAACCGACTCAATCCGATTTAGAAACTGCCGATAAAGATTTAAACGCTCCTGGCGGTCTTAACAGTAAAATTCTAAGTTATTTTAAACCACAACAGTTCGATACTCTTGCAGCGATGATTGGTGGTGCATATGGTTCTTCAATGAAGGTCTATGACCCAGTTCGAAAGTTAGAGGAAGATGTTGTTTATGATTACAAAGAAACCATGGCAAGAGGAACTCACCTTTCAGGCTTCCCATTAATCGTAACAGATGAAGACGAAGTTATGTTATCTGCTGAAAACCAAATTGATGAAAGGGAATCCCCCAACTCAATTGAAGTAGATGTAGACCTTGCAATGAATAAAGAATTCAAAACCTTGGTAGATTATACTTACACATCAAACCATACCTTTGATAATTCAGAATCAATTGCAGAGGACGAGGTCTTTCAAGGAACCAAACACAAAGACAATGGAAGACTAGAGAGAAGAGCTCTATTGGAAATTTTAGAACAGCACAAGATGATAGTGACCATACCATTGAGAACAGACATCTCTGCTGGAACAGTTATCCAACTTGCAATCCCAGGCGCAGAAACCTTGGACGGTAATGTAAGTAATAATCTAAACGATGACAGATACCTAATTACAGATTTAAGTGTCAACTTTGAACCAGCATCAGCATCGGGTATAATGCATTTGGAATGTGTTAAAGAGAGTTACACAATGAATGTAATGGATGCACCAGGCCTAGAGTCTAGTGAAAAAGCAGCGAAGGAGATATAATGGATTACTTTTATGGTATAGTTGAAGATAGACAAGACCCACTCATGATAGGTAGGGTACGTGTACGTATACATGGAATTCATACAGATAACAAACAACACATTGCTTCACCCGACTTACCGTGGTGTCAAGTAATCCTTCCAACAACCTCTGCTGGTCTTTCGGGCATAGGAACACAACATGGATTGATAGAAGGTTCTACAGTATTCGGATATTTTAGAGATGGTGATTTAAAACAAGACCCAATTATTTTAGGGACAACTGCTGGGATTACTCAAGCAGGATATAAAGAATCGGTCACCGATGAGCTCATTACTAGAGCAACGGATAGAGGATTTAATGACCCAAGAAAATTAACAGTTGCAGATTATGTAGATACTTCCGATGGGCCAAACCCAACACAAGATGTTAGAAGAGGATTTGGATTAACAACTGCAATGGATACTGCACCTAAGTCTCCTAAAGAAATCACGGTCATGTACGATGCAACAGGTTCTACTATTACAGAGACAGAACTAACAGAAGATGATTTGCCTTTTTATCCATTATACACCGACCAATCAGATTTGTCAACCTTTGCAAGAGGAGTATCTAAAGAAGGAACTCTATTCGAGCATAAACTATCAGACAACCTAGAAGGTTTCTTAGACAGTGCAGAGGCACCAGTCTACCCATACAACAAAGTAACATCAACCGAGTCGGGTCATCTAATTGAAGTTGATGATACCCCAACTAAAGAAAGACTTAACATACATCACAGGTCGGGAACGTTCCATGAGATACATCCCGACGGCTCAGAAGTTTCACGAATAGTTAACGACCACTATCAAGTAATATGTAAGGACGACAAGATTTACATCGCTGGTAATGCAGACATAACCGTAGAGAAAGGTAACGTAACTATCAATGTGAATACAGGAAATGTAACAACAAACATATTGAAGGGAGACATGACAACGACAGTGTCAGAAGGAAATGTTCTTACAACAGTATCAAAAGGTAATGTCAATCTAGATGTGACTGAAGGAAACGTAGATGCACAGATTGGTGGAACACTAAACGCAGACGTAGTGGGTAACACTACACTCACTTCACCAGCAACAACAATGACTACAAACTTAACAGTCGATGGAACAGTTCATATCACTGGAGAACAAACAAATAAGAAAGGTATTGTTGCAGATGGCGAGATACAAACTAAGAAAGGTAATAAACCTAAGCTTTCATCTCATACACATAAAACAACTGTGAGTAGTGGTTCTAGTTCGGGAACATATAGTTCCGTTAAACCAAGTTAGTAATAAGTAAGCGAGTATAAATAGATATATGTCAGACCAACTAGTAAATAACGGAAAGACCGTTGCAACCAAAAACGTATACTCTGATATGGATATCACTATGAGAGCTCATCCAGTAACAGGTGATGTGACTCTTAAAACAGATACAGATGCAATACGTAGAGCAGTGAGAAACATTGTTCTTACAAACAAATACGAAAGACCATTCAAACCAAACTTTGGTGGTTCGATTAGAGACATGTTGTTTGAATTGGATACAGATAGAAAGATTAACAGAATGCAGAAGAGCTTAAAGACTCTAATAGAAAAGTTTGAACCAAGAGTTAAAAATGTAACAATAAGGTTTGATGATGTTGTTGATAATAGTATGGATGTAACAATATTCTATAACATTAGTGATGGTGTCAAAAACCAAGATTTAACATTCACAGTAACAAGGGCAAGATAAGATGGCAACAAATAGTTCACAAATTAACGTAACAGATTTAGACTTTGATTCTATTTCAGATAACCTCAAGGCATATCTAAAAGGACAAAGTCAGTTTAAAGACTACGACTTTGAAGGGTCGAACATGTCAGTCTTGATTGACCTTCTTGCATATGCATCACACATTGGTGCAGTAAACACAAACATAGCAGCTTCGGAATTATTCCTTGATTCAGCACAAATGAGAAAGAACGTTGTATCACGTGCAAAGGATTTAGGATTCATTCCAGCGTCTGAAAGTGCTTCTCAAGCAACAATCGATGTAGCGTGTTCCAAGGTAATTAATGCAGATGGAACTTATCCAACAACTGCAACGATGCAACTATTAAGAGGAACTATATTTCAGACAGTGTATGATGGAACTAATTACAATTACGTAGTGACATCAACAGTAAGACCTAGTCAGAATGGAACTACTTATAATTACACGGACGTAAACCTTGTTCAAGGAACTTATGCAACAGATACATTTGTCTTTGACACTCAACAAGCAAATCCTAAGTTTGTTTTATCAAATGCTAGGGTCGACAAATCTTTAACTGCAGTAACAGTGGCATCGGGTGGAATTACATCTACTTATGCATTATCAACAAATATATCTGCAATCACAACAAACTCTAGAGTGTACTATACTCAAGAAAACGAAGAAGGGTTTATTGAGATATACTTTGGTGACGGAGTCCTAGGTGCCTCTCTTAAAGATGGTGATACAATTAATGTCACTTATGTTGTAGTTGACACAGAGCATGCAGATGGTGCTAACCAATTTTCAATGGTAGGAACTATCGCTGGTTTCTCAGACATAAGAACAACAAGAGTTGTTGCATCAACAGGTGGTGCAGAGAAAGAATCAATCGACTCAATCAAATTTAAAGCAACGAAGTTCTATACTTCTCAGAACAGACTGGTAACACTGAATGACTACAAAGCAAAGGTCAGTGAGTATTACCCGAACGCTGATGCAGTTGCAGTATGGGGTGGTGAAGACAATGACCCCCCACAATATGGTAAAGTGTTTATTGCACTTAAACCTAAAAACTCAGACTACCTATCCGATACAGAGAAGGCTTCAGTTCAAACAAAACTTAATAAGTTGAACATGTTGACTGTTAGACCTACTATCATCGATGCAGACATAGTCAAAATTTTAATTTCATGTGTATTCAAGTACAACGAGAATGCAACACAATACTCTAACGGAGAATTGGTAACATTAGTAACAAGTTCAATCAATACATTTGATAATACTAATCTTGCAAACTTTGATTCAGTATTCAGACATTCGAATCTTGTTAAAGCAATTGATGAGACAGATAGTGCAATTCTATCTAACACATGTAATCTCAGATTAAAGAAAGCAACTACTATAACAATTGCAAAAACTTTAGGTTATACAAGTTCTTTTGGTAATGCATTATACAATCCAAACAGTGGATACAATGCAGCGGGTGGTGGTATCACCCTAACAACAGGTTTCTATACTCAAGGAGATACAGTTAACGTTCATTATTTCGATGATGACGGTAACGGTATCCTCAGACGGTACTACGTATCAAGTGGTGCCAGAGTTTATTTGGATAGTTCAGCTGGTACAGTGGATTATACAAATGGGAAAATAACAATCAATGCCATCAATATTACCTCAACGGTTAATACTGATTCAACGATTGATTTCACAGTTATCCCAGCAGGTAATGATGTAGTAGCAAGTAGAGGTAATCTAATTGATATTGCACCAGCAGATGTTAAGGTAACAGGTGAGGTAGACACCATCGCAAGTGGTGAGTCGAGTGCTGGAGTTGGATATACTTCAACATCATCCTCGACGTATTAATTATGCATAGAGTGGTCTAAGACTGTAGGTTCAGTGCTTAGAGTAGCATTCCTCGAAAGAGGTTTTAATTAAATTAGTCAATTTTAGGAGAAATAAAAATGGCAGATAAGAAGATAACAGCATTAACAGCAGTTGCCGATTCAGAAATCGGTGCTGATGATTTATTGCACATTGTAGACAACCCAGGCGGAACTCCTGTAAACAAAAAGATGACCATTGGTCAGATGTTTGAAAACATTCCAACTCACATAGCGATAGACGATATTGCTACATTAACTGCGACAGCATCAAACCTTGCATCAACTTTTGCAACGTTTATTGATGGTACTGCATTTAGTGGTGATGTTGCTTTCACTTTGGATAACGGAACAGACGTAGGTCAGTTAAAAGTTATTCTTGCATCAACAGAACCAGCTTCAACACATAAAGCTAATATCACAGTCACATCTTGGGGTTACTCAACAGATACAACTGAACAGATTAAGCTTGATACACGTGGAGAGGCAGTATTCCTTATGTGGAATGGTACTTCATGGTTTGTGGTTTCGTCCACAGGTGCAACTTTAAGTTAAGGTTAAACTAAAAATATGTCACACCAAGAATATTCTGTAGATAAACTAAGTCAGAGATTACCCTCATTACTCCCCGAGTATTTGAGGGATGAATCTCCGATGTTTGAGGCTTTCCTCAATGCATACTTTGAATATCTAGAAGCAGAAATCTTAACATTCACGGTCAGCGAAAAAGATGACCTTGCTCTGAGTGACATAGATGGTATTTTAAATGAAGATAGTACTGGTTCCATGTTATTGGAAACTGGTACTATCTCGCCATCACCCGACCAAGATAGTTCAAAAATATTATTAGATGGACTCGCTGGTCAATTACCTTTCAAATCACCATATAAGGTTGGTGAATACATTGTAGGTAAAACAAGTAAGACAGTTGCAAAAATAACTGTTATTAATAATAAAACATTATACATACAAACAATATCGGGAACAGGTTTTGCCAAAGGTGAAATCATTGTTGGACGAGAAGGTAGTCGAGAAACTATCGTATCAACATATAAAGAGAATTCAATTCTCGCAAACAATCGACTATTGGATTATTCCGATATCGACCATACAACGGAAGAGTTTTTAGATTACTTCCAAAAAGATTTAGCACCATCATTCGATTTGGGTCTCACAATGAACAAGAGACTCACAATCAAAAACATCAAAGACCTATATCAACAAAAGGGTACGGAAGATTCATTAAAATTCTTAATGAGACTTATCTATGGTCAAGATGCAGAGGTGCGTTACCCTTACAACGAAACAATATTTGCATCCGATTCTAATTACTCTCAGAAGAGAAGAGTAAATATTAAGATGTCAAGACTTGGTAACGTCCCAGTTGCCACAGATAAAATAATAGAGTATTCGGATGATGCAAAGACAGGAATTACAGCAGAATCAGTTATCGAATCAGTATTTGTTCTTGATATCAATCTTGATGAATACTCATTAGAAATTACAGATAATCATAAAGGAACCTTTACTGCTGGAGCAACAGTAGATTTAGTTGACAGAGACGGTATAACAATCGAGACTGCAACTATCCAAGGACTAGTTCATTCTATAAACCATGATGCATCAGCAACATACGTTAGTGTTGATTCCGAAGATGGTATGATGGTATTGGAAGATGGTGAAGCAGTTCTTCAAGAAGATGGCTCTTACATATTACAAGAAGCAGTTGAGTTTGACCTACTATGGGAAGACGGTGGTGGTGTTCTACTCGAAGGTGGAAGTGCTGGTTCCATGTACAGCAATGCTGATAAAATTAATTTTGTTGGTGCAAAAGATGACACTGATACAGTCGAAGCAGTAGCCACAGTAAGTGGTTTATCCCTAGGTGGAGTCACAAAGGTATTCATTGAAGATGGTGGAACCAATTATGAAGGTGGTGAAATGGTTGTCTTTGATAACACATTCACTGGTGGTTCGGGAGCAACAGCTGTTCTAGGTTCAGTAGGTGACGAGGTCGTCCTAGAAAACCATGAGACATTCGGTCAGTACGAATTCATTGCAACCGCAGGACAAACACTCTTTAATGGAAATGACATTCACGGTAAGTCATTGTTTTTCAATGACAATATAATTCAAGTATTCAAAAATGGTCTGTTAAAGGTACCAAACGATTCACATAATGTTTATGATTACTCACATAAAAATGATAGAGTAGTATTTACAGATGGTTTAAATGCTGGTGATGTTGTTGAAATAGTTATTGAATACTTTAGAGTAGTATATGAAGATGGTAGAGTTATAAACTATAATACTACCGATGGAAGAATTAGAGAAGTCTTAATTACAGACGGTGGTGCTGGTTACCACACTCTTCCAAAAGCATATCCAGGCGGTTTCATATTTGTTAACTCCGTAAGTGGGTTCGTTGTTGGTGAATTAATAACTGGACAGACTTCAAGTGCAACAGCAAAGATTTTAGAAATAGATAGTAGACTGAATAGAATTACTGTTATGAGAGATTCCACTCATACAGGAATCTTTGTTGATGCAGAACTTATTTTGGGTGGTACATCTACAGAAACAGAAATTATTCTTAATAATAATGTTGCAACTGGAGCTGGTGCAAAACTATTTTCATACTCACCAACGATTGGTGCAATTGAACAACTAAACATATTAGACCAAGGTAATAAGTTCAATTCAGATGCAGTGGCAAGTCCTACATCAACTTTCCCTATGATGGTTACTACACCAACAGGGACATTGGGTGTTGGAGTTAAAATTGTTGGAGACATATCTCGTGCATCTGCTGTTGTACAGACTTATGACCAAGACAGACACATCCTTAAATATACAAATTTAAAGGGTTCATTCTTACCCAACGAAAGAGTTGCATTCGGTAATGTAGACTCATTCACCGTAATGATTGACACACCTTATAATGGCCGTGGTACTTATGGTGGTGAAGGTGTTATACAAGAACAATTCTTGGGTGACAAGTCTTGGTTGGATGCATCAGCAGCTAATATACACGATAACCACAGATACCAATCTCACTCTTATGTTGTAAGAGTTGGAGAATCCATTAACAAATGGAGAAGTGTAGTTAAAGATTTACTACATCCAGCTGGTCATATATTCTTTGGTGAAGTTGCAATTCATAATACTGTAAAATCTACAGACGTAGGTTATACTCTTGATGGTGATAGTACAGAGACAAGAGGACGTTGGCCAGCAGAGGTGCTTAATCTCGAAAACGCAATGGGTATTCTATCAACCACATTCGTACCTATGGTTATCATGCAATTACATCCAACAGACAATGTATTGTTAGAGACATCCGATAGAAATAATGAAGACCATATGGCACTAGAGGATGGACTTGCAAACGACCATGATTTATATACAACATCTAGTATACATCTACTAGAGAACGAAAACTCTAGAGACAACTTTGCTCATACCTCTAAAGAGACTAAACGAATCATCCAAAACTACATGACGGATTACATGGTTCTTGAGACTGCAATAGACGGTCAACTATACGAAGAGCATGCTGTATGTTTAGAGGATGGCCTTGCACCCGACCATGAGGATTATGTAGAGAACGGATTTAAAGTTATTAATGAACTATCGAGACCCGAGAGTAAGGTCACGGATGCAAGATTCATTGCACCAGCAAGAGTTAATAACCCAATCCTACATTATAAAGATGCTGGTTCACCAAC